GATTGAAGAGTGGCAAATGAAGCCACATAACCGTTGCACCGGTTTTATAGAGAGATTTCCCGCCTTAGGTGCACTAATTACTCAAAATGAAGGCCTCTCTCCTTTATTTTCAAAAGCCTCGGAGGCCGGGTGCCTCTCGCCTCTCTCTGTTTAAAAAAAAAAAACCCCTGCGGTAGGTAATGGTATAGTCGCGGTTGGAGCAGTCTGGCAGGCAGCCCGGATGCGCCGGCTGCCTCTGAAGAGGAAGGAAATTGAGTCATAGTTCCTCTTTACAACATTTTTTTAACTCACAACGGGCGGGGTAACCAGTTAGTCTTGTTTATTTTTTTTAAGCAGAACGGGCGGTAGCGGTGCTGCTCGCGGACCGGTTTTTTTCAAGCACAAAAGGCGGTAGAAATCTAAAGTAAGTACTCTTTTTTTTTAGATGGGGGGAATCCTGACTTTGGTGCTCAGCATTGGTGAAATTGCTGCTGAATTGACTGCTACTACTGGATTGACTCTGGATGCTATACTCTCTGGAGAAGCTCTAGCAGCTCTAGAAGCAGAAATTAGCAGTTTAATGACTATTCAAGGAATTTCTGGAATTGAAGCCTTAACCCAGTTGGGTTTTACTGCTGAACAGTTTTCTAATATGGCTTTAGTTGCTTCTATGGTAAATCAAGGAATTGCTTATGGTACTGTGTTTCAAACTTTGTCTGGAATTAGTAGTTTGGTTAGTGTTGGAATTAGGCTTGCTATGGGAGAAGTCCCTAATGTTAACAGGAGAATGCTTGTTCATGGAGCTGATGACTTAATCAGACACTCCTTGTTATCTTTTCCTCTGGATCCTTTACATTGGAGTGAAAGTATAGTTCATGCCCTGGGCGATACTCCTATTAGGACTAATCCTAATGTCAGAAATCTTGTACAATCTAGCAGGTGGGTGGTTCAGAGACAAAGTGCTGAGGTAGATTCTCCCTCAGGCAATATAATTGAGCTGTATGCCACACCCGGAGGAACACATCAGCAGTCTACACCTGACTGGATGCTTCCTTTGATCCTAGGCCTCAGTGGAGACAGAACAGCTGAGTTGAAGTATCTTCAAGATGCCAGCAAAAAGAAAAGCAGAAAATAGGCCTGAAAAAGCTGCTAAAAAGTGTGCCCCCAAACCAGGCTGCTGCCCAGCTGTAACAAATGTGCCTAAACTAATTGTTAAAGGAGGCATTGAAGTACTCAACATAGTCACAGGAGATGACAGTATTACAGAAATAGAATTGTTCCTAAACCCCAGAATGGGTGTGAACTCACCAGATATTCCACATTATTCAAACTGGTATACTTATAGCTATGATATACAGCCTACTAAGGATCAAGTGCCTGCTGAAAACTTGCCAAGTTATAGCTGTGCCAGAGTGGCTCTCCCTGTTTTGAATGAAGACATTACATGTGATACTTTGCAAATGTGGGAAGCAGTGTCTGTAAAAACTGAAGTGGTGGGCATTTCATCTCTCACTAATTGTCATTACTGGGATAATATGAGGCTTCATGATAATGGAGCAGGAATTTCTGTTTCTGGAGTAAACTATCACATGTTTGCTGTGGGAGGTGAACCTCTTGACCTTCAGGGCCTAGTTCTTGATTTCAATACCATTTACCCCAAAAACACCAATGGTGGGCCTATCACTATTGAAACTGTCACTGGTGGGAAATTGCAGCCTTCTAATCAAGGTCTAGATCCAAGAGCAAAGGCCAAACTAACCAAAGATGGGGCATTTCCCATAGAAATTTGGAGTCCAGACCCCTCAAAAAATGAAAACAGTAGATATTATGGGACTTTTCAAAGTGGAGATAACACTCCAACTACTTTACAGTTTAGTAATACTTTGACCACAGTGCTTCTTGATGAGAATGGGGTCGGCCCATTATGTAAAGGTGATGGTCTTTTTGTGAGTGCAGCAGACATTTGTGGGTTTTTGTTTAAGACTAGTGGGAAGATGGCATTTCATGGTTTACCTAGATATTTCAATATAACATTAAGAAAGCGGTGGGTGAAAAACCCATATCCTGTGACAAACTTGCTGAATTCTCTGTTCAGCAATTTAATGCCCACTTTAAGTGGGCAGCCCATGTCTGGCCCAGATTCCCAGGTTGAAGAAGTTAGAATTTATCAGGGAATGGAACCTGTGCCTGGAGACCCCAATGTAATCAGATATATTGATAAGTATGGGCAGCAAAGAACCCAAGTACCAACTAATGATACCCCTACTCCTCTTGTTCCTGGGTTTGCACCAGTGCCTGCTCCAGCTCCAAATCCTGGACCTGCTCCACAACCACAGCCTCAGCCTCCACCCCAGCCCCAGCCCCAACCTCAGCCTCAGCCCCAACCTGTTCCTCCTACTCCTCCTCCATCTCCTAATCCTCAGCCCACTCCTCAACCAACCCCTTCCCCAGCTCCTGCCCCAACTCCTCCTCCTACTCCTCCTCCTTCACCAACTCCAGCTCCCCCAGCACCAGGGCCAGAGCCTAATCCTCCCACACCCCCTCCCAGCAGATAATCAAAACAAAACCATATGTTATTGTACAATAAATGTTTATTGGTTTGAATCATCCTCTGAGTCTTGGTCATCTTCAGTAATGCCTTTCAAGGGATTATCACCTGCTTCTACATTTTCAATCATTTTACAATAATTGCCATGTCCTACCTCAACTTCTATCAGTTCTTTCCATTTTTTAATCTCAGAATGTAAAGTAACCTTAAAATGATTAATGTTTAAACACCATATTAAGCATAAAAGAAGGGTAGTACCACTCTGTAAAATTCTTTTTCTTCTTAAATCAAGATTTCTGTCTAGAGATGTTCTTAAGTTTTCTTTGCAACAAAAAGGTACAGTATAAGCAATTCTAGCTAGCACAGTTTTAGGAATTAAGTACTCATTAGCTGTTATTATAGCAGGCGGAAAAATTTGATGTTTTTTATTAACATGCTTCCTTTCTAAGCTGACAGGTACTGCTCCATCTAAATGATCTCGCAAATTATCTAAATTGTGGAAGCCTTGACCAGGTTGTAGATGTTTATTAGGCCCCACCTGACCCTTAACATCCTCAAAGCAAATCATAAATTTATCTAAGGCACACCCCAGTTCAAATGGTAGCTTATCTGCTGGACAATTTACATTTAATGCTTTTCCTTCTAATAGGTCTAATAATGCTGCAGCCAGACTTGTTTTGCCACTATTAATTGGTCCTCTAAATAGAATATTTCTTCTTTTAGGCACATTTTCTGTTAATAGCTTCAATATCTTAAAAAGTTTCATTTCAAAATTTTGGAACATACAATTATACCATGCAACCCCAGCCATATGTAATCTTAAATCTTCAGGAGAGAGGTCTGCAAGTCTGGAAAGTCTTTCTTCTAATTTCTTTGTCAGCACTTCTTCTCTGGTAAGTTCAAGCATCAGCAATCTTCTTTTAGCTAAAACAATCTCTGCAGCCTGAGTACAAATAGATTTCTGAGATTTAGATTCCAAAAACAACTTTGCATTTTTGTGTTCTTTACCATGAGCTTTATGAGGTTTAAGACTACTTCTACTATTACATTTTTCACATGGAGGTACTTTTGCAAAATCTAAATAATGTGCTAAAATAATTAAAGGATCATCAAGTCCATATTCATTTGCAAAATCTGCAACAGCATTCCAGTTACATGTTTGTTCTTTAGGTAAGTCTCTAAACTCAAAATCTTGTAAAGGCTTATTTTCTTCTATAAGTTCATAAGGGTCATTGCTTAATACATTATACAAATCCATTACTTTTATCACACCTTTTACAATTAAAAAGCTCACAGTACAAAATGGCATTAAGAAATTTTTAAGAGCAGATACTCTATGTTTAGACAAAGTAATTACCAATAAAATACAACCATTATTTACCTTGTGCCTACTTTTAAATTCTACTTTAAATTTACTTTCTAATTTAGAATAAAAAAGTTTACCTTTTTCTTGAGTGGTATATATAGCAAAAGCACTCAGTGTTTTATTAGAATATACAGCATGACTAAGATATTCAGTGAAATCAACAGGAAAGTCATCAGGAGGAGCATTTTCCCTGTTTTTCTTTGGTTTTGGAGGAGTGCTAGAGTAAGACGGTGCTGGAGAAGTGTTCCGTTTTCTTCGTCGTGGTGGGCTTGATGGCATGGAGAAGGATTCATCAGTGGACTGGGAGGCCGTCTCGGTAAAGGCAGAGCCGGTTCTCTGGGACGAGGTCTCGGAGAAGGGGGTCTCGGAGAAGGACTCCGAAAATGCCTCATCCTCCGTGGGGGTCGGGGGCTCGGGGGACAAAGACTCGTCGCAGTATAAGGAATCATCCCAATTTGGCTGGGGTCCTCTTGAAGAATCTCCAAATATATTGCCTCCTCGGTACCCTCTTGTATTGGAGGATTTAGGGTTGGGAAAGGTAAACCTGGAGGACGTGGAAGAGGATCCTGGCGTCTCATCATTAGCGGCTGAGGGAGGTATATTGGTTCGGTCGGTGTCTGCGGTGGCGTTGGAAGTCTGGGACGCTGAAGAATATCCGGTAGAGGTCCCCTCGGAGCCCCCCCCTGTTCCTGAGTGGGGAGAGGAAGGCTTTCTTCTCCTATTTCCACTGGTCCTTGCATGAGCTGCAGATTTAGTCCCATGGTGCTGCTGCTTAGCCCACCAATGTCTAAATTGTGAGGTGCCATAAGGTGGGGAGAGGTCTTCTTCTTCAAAATCATCCTACAGATTCAAGAAATTAGTCAGAAATTTGCATAATTTGGCCAAAAGGTCAGAAATGGGAAATGTACTTACTAATTAATAGAGTTGAAGATGAAGCAAGCGAAAGTCTGTATGCAATATAATTTTTTGCCACTCTCCAACACATTCCCAGGTTAGAGGGAATCCAAACCACAGCAGAAAACATGATAAACACAGGCACTGACCCCAAACTAGGCAATTACTTTTAGTAAGTAATTTTAAACTGTGATGCTGTCTGTGCAATCTGCAACTCACACAGCTGCACACAGAATCTTTAGTTTTTTTTTTCAAACAGGAGGGTCCTCTGTAAAATGGCACTTTTAATCCACAAGCTACTTTATCAGCTAAAGTAGGAAAATCTTGTTCCCAAAAAGAAGGTGCACTAACCTCTTCAAATGAAGGAAACTGTCTTCTCATTTCATAAACACCAGTTTGAAACTTTCCCCATAGTACATTCAGGAGGGTCATAGTATTATCATCTCCTCCTTTATCAGGATGATGCTTCAAGCATGCCTGGCGATAGCTGCTTTTCATTAAAGGATAATTCCCATAGCAGTGCCTAGGAATTCCTAAAAGTTCACAAAGCTGCAGTTTATCATAAGCACTAAGTGCTGTATCCAT